AAAGTTGATAGAGGAGTTTATACTCTTAATGTTGACTCTACTGCTGATGTAGAATCAAAAGTTGAACAACCTAAAGTTTCAACTGATACAAAGGCTGCTTATATTGTGTCTTCATTGACCGACAATGTAGTGCCTGCCAAAGATACTGATTTCGTAAACTTTGGTAATTATGCAGATATTAAAAATATCGTAAAATCTAAAAAGTTTTATCCTGTTTTTATCACAGGTCTTTCTGGTAACGGTAAGACGCTTGCTGTGACTCAGGCATGTGCCGAGTCTAAAAGAGAGATGATTAGATGTAATATTACGATTGAGACCGATGAGGATGATTTGTTGGGTGGTTATAGACTTAAAGATGGTCAGACCGTGTGGCAAAATGGTCCTGTAATCGAGGCAATGGAAAGAGGTGCTGTTCTTTTACTTGATGAGATTGACCTTGCAAGTAATAAGATCATGTGTTTACAACCTATCCTTGAAGGTTCAGGTGTCTATGTTAAAAAGATTAACAAGTTTGTTAAACCAAAGATTGGCTTTAATGTGATTGCAACTGCTAACACTAAAGGTCAAGGTAGTGATGACGGTAAGTTTATCGGTACTAATGTTCTTAACGAGGCTTTCCTAGAAAGATTCCCAGTTACCTTTGAACAACAATATCCTTCTGCTAAGATTGAAGAAAAAATTGTTGCTCAAAAACTTGTAAGTGCAGGTAAGAGTGATGTTAAGTTTGCTCACAATCTAGTGACTTGGGCTGACGTTATAAGAAAAACTTATAATGATGGCGGCGTTGATGAGATTATATCAACTAGAAGACTAGTGCATATTGCTGAGGCATACGGTATCTTTAAAAACAAAATGAAGGCAATCGCTGTTTGTACTAATAGATTTGATGATGATACTAAAACATCATTTGTTGATTTGTATAGTAAAGTTGATAGTGGTGCTTCAGTTGAACAGATACTTGAAGATAAGAAAAATGCTGAAGAGGCAGAAATCTTAAACGAAAAGAATTCCGATGATGATGAGGATGGTGAAGAGGAGGACATGAATGTCTAATCTATTGAGTAACCAAAAAATCATCCATAGTGTAAGTCCGCTTGTGGCCAGTAATGGCCACAAGTTACCAACAGAGGACCTTGTATATAAAGGTGAAGTCTGTTGGGCTTATATCTTACACAATATAAAGAATAGTAAGTGGTACATAGGTATCTCAACAAAGGATCCTAGTGAGTATCAAACAAATTCTGAAAACAAAGAATTGATGAGGGCTATGTCAAGGAACGAAATACAGAGACGTATAATAAAGGTAGGTAGTAATCTTGCTCAGATGAAAGTATTTGAGAGGGATCTTATTAAAGATACCGATGCCGTTAGTGACTCTAATAGTTATAACTTAGGTCCTGGTATAGTCGCTAAAGGCACTATCAGAGAACCTGATTTAGATAAGATGTTTGAGATTGCTAGACAAATACTTGAAGATAGGTCTTTGTTAGGTTGTAAGTTTTATAAATTAGACCTTATGAATCATAAAGATATTAAAAAAGGTAAAGGTTATTTTTTACCAGATAGTAATTTAAAAGATTTAGTATCATTTCAAATTAGAGATGAAGCATTAAATTATGAACATTGTAATAGAATGGTTGAGAAGATTGACTCTGCTCTAGGTAACCTTGAATTAATTGAACAAGAAACAGGTCAAAAGTTTCTAGTTATCATTTTAAGAGACGTAGAATACAAAGGCAGAGTGGTTGATTTAATCATAGGTGGTAATCATACTATCTATGCCATAGAAAAATCAAAATTTTGTTATGAGTTGCCTATATTAGATATACCAAAAAGTGTACATGGTATATGGACACTTGAAGAAAGAAGAAGTCTAGGTGAGTATTTAAATCCTATTTCTTCAGTTGTAAAATTAGAAACAAACGAAGACGATTTAATTAAAACTTGTTTATCATTTGCTAATAGTTTTGGTATTGATACAGATGTTATAGGTAAACATTTAGATAAACATGGTATTGTAGGTAAACAAAGAAGTAGAATAAAAGCAAATGTTACCTTGAAGTTTAAAAAACAAAAAGAAGAACAAGAAGCACCTACTAACTTTATAACCTATGAAAACTCGGAGGACAAAAGAGTACAGACAACTGTTAATGAGAAGAAAAAAGAGGAACACACACTTGTTCAACCTATATCTTCTGGTAAGTTATCTGTGGGTGATGTTGTACAGAGATTAGTTAGAAAGGTTAAAGATGATAAGATGAACTATAAAAGAATACATTTAGTTGTCTATCATCCTACTCATACTGCTAAGAAAAACTTTGACGACCAATGGGTACAGATGATACACGCATGGGATTGGGCAGTTGATAAGACTAAAATTGAGGGTATAACATATGAAGAAATGCCATTTGAAAAGGAGGAAATATAATGGGTATATACGATTACGATAAAGACGCAAAACCTAAAATGTCTAAAGAAGAATCAGATAAGATGATGAAGAAGTTTTTAGACAAAGGTGGTAAGGTACAAAAATTAAAACCTGGTTCTGCTGCTGTGTTAGGCAGTATGGATAAAAGTGGTAAACCTGCCTATTCAAAAGAAGAAATTGAAAAAGGTATTACAGGTAAGACACCTAGACCAGATTATAAGAATTACAAACCTAATACATACCATGATTATGATTTAGGGGGAGATAAGATACCAGTTTTTGAACCAAAAGGAAAGGAAAACCAGTGAGTATAACAGTTGAAGTAAGAGGTGGTAACCTAGAGAAGGCAATGCGTGTACTAAAGAAGAAAGTACAAAAGGCAGGTATAGTAAAAGAGGCAAGAGAGCGTCAATACTTTATGAAACCATCAGAGAAAAAACGAGAAGTTATGAAGACTCGTGCTATAACTCTAAAGAAAGCCCAAAAAAAGAATGACGAAATGTTGGGTTATCAATGGATTAAGGGTGTTAAAATTAAAAAAATTTAAAGTTTCTACGCCGTTGTGTCTGATATATATATTATTACTAAAAGGCAATTCATAAGCCCTTTTAGGGGTGTAGATAGGGGCTGCTTAGGCAGCCCCAGCAAATCGGTGATCTTTGCCAGTTTAACTCCGTGATAAAAGGAAACTGGCATAGTGGTCCATTGGTCTTTGTAGATCCGTATGGGTATAGGCTCAGTAAGATGAGTTAGGGTAAATGTGGGTGAGACCTACCACTACCACGCTTGAAATTATATAAATAATTATTATATAATAATAGACAACGCCTTATAGGGTTGTCGAAAATAAACTTTGCTTAACAAAAGGAGGATTTTATGACCAATAAAGCACTATCTATTTTCAATCAATTAAGACCGTTATCAGTAGGATTTGATGACATGTTCGATCATTTCGAATCAATGTTTGATGTACCTACGGTTAACTATCCACCATACAATCTAGTTAAGACAGGTACTCATAAATTTGATATTGAGATTGCTCTTGCAGGTTTCAATAAAAAAGATATTGAGATTACTAGTGAGAACAATACATTAACTATCGAATCAAAAGTTAACGCTTTTGGAGAGTCACTAGGTGTAGCACCTGGAAAAGGAGCACCTAAAGAAAAGGATGTGATTCATAAAGGTATCTCAAAAAGATACTTTAAGAGATCATTTACTATCGCTGATGATGTTGAAGTCAAAGGTGCAGAGTTAAAAGACGGTTTATTGAAAGTGTCAATGGAGAAAATTATTCCAGACGCTAAAAAACTAAAAACAATAGACATTAAGTAATCATAGATAGGGGCGGCTTTATTGCCGCCCTTGTATAAATAATTATATCGTTTATCCTGAAACGGACGGAAGTAAACCACAAAGGTTGAAGAAACGCTCTTAACAAGGAGTTAGTATGGACTTAATTAAAGACCTACGAGCTTTACGAAAAGAGAAAAGTAAATCTGAATCGTCTAAAGCTCAATTAAGAAAAAGAAGTAAAGATAGTATTGCTAGACCTAAAGCAAAAACTAATCTATTTTCTAAAGACCCTCGTATGCAGGGAATTTAGGGCTTGACAAATTAAAAAAAATTTGTTATTATAATAATAGTGATGTATAAATAATTATACACCACACTAGAGAGGTCAGTCCTCCACAATATACTGACCTCTCACTTAAACATTGAAGGAGAATATATTATGGATTTAAAAATAAAACCACACACATTTAAATTTAGAACTGGCGACACAGATGAAAAAGGCGGTTGTACTTTTATTGGTGGCTCGTGGGTTGACAAAACAACAGACGAATTATTTAAAGGCAAGAGAATTGTCTTATTCAGTTTACCTGGTGCATTTACACCAACATGTTCAGGTCAACAATTACCTACATACGATACAATGTATTCAGACATGACTAAAGAGCATGTTGATGATGTATATTGTATATCAGTTAATGACGCCTTTGTTATGAACGCATGGGCAAGAGATTTACAAATAAAAAATGTTAAAATGATACCAGACGGTTGTGGTACTTTTACTAGAAACTTAGGAATGTTAGTTAACAAACCAGCACAAGGTTTTGGTTTAAGATCATGGAGATACTCTGCTGTTATCAATGATGGTGCTGTAGAAATGAGATTTATAGAACCAGGTTTTAATCAACATAGTAATGATGATGATCCTTATACGGTGTCGTCACCAGAACATATGCTAAAATATTTACAATCATCTATTGACTCAAACGCAATATAGTGATATAATTATATTATGAAATACAATGAAGATAAAATCCTTAAAGAGATAGGTGAATATATTTCATCTACTTATGGTCAACATTACTCAAAAGGTAAAGATGGCTTTCAAGTTTTAGATTTACTAAAAACTCTTAACATTGGAAAAGATTTTTGCCATGCAAATGCAATTAAATATTTGTGTAGATATGGTAAGAAGAACGGCCATAATCGTGCTGACTTGCTAAAAGCAGTACATTATGTTATACTATTATTAAATTATGACAAGGAGAAGAAATGAAAATAAGTGAAGCGACAGTTAGTGTATTGAGAAATTTCTCTGACATTAACAACAATATATTATTCAAACCAGGCAAGTCTATTGCTACTATGTCCACTATGAAAAACATAATGGCAAAAGCAGATGTTGCTGAAGAGTTTGAATCAGAGTTTGGTGTTTATGACTTACCAGAGTTTTTAAGAGCACTAGATTCTTTTGCAAAACCTGTATTAAATTTTAACGGTTCTGCTAATCTACAAATCAAAGATGAGAGTTCCTCTCTATCGGCAAGATATGCTTTTGCTGATAAATCTACTTTAGTTGTTCCGACTAAAGAAATACAAATGCCTGACAAGACGGTTACATTTACATTAAAAAATAGTGACTATGATTCTGTCAAAAAACTATATACAAATTTAAGTCTACCTGATATTGCATTTAAAGGTGAGAATGGCAAAATTAAATTAGTTGCATTAGATAAGAAAAATAGTAATTCAAATGTATCATCTATCGAAGTTGGTGCTACTGATATTGAATTTACTGCTTACATCAAGGCAGAGAATATGAAAATTATTCCTGGCGAATATGATGTTGCATTATCTAAGGCAAAGATTGCTCATTTCATAAACAAAAAAGTTCCTGTGCAATATTGGATTGCATTAGAAGCTGATTCAACATTTTAGAGGTGTTGAATGTCAGACTTTTTATGGGTTGAAAAATACCGTCCTAAAAAAATATCAGATTGTATTTTAAGTGAAGACTTAAAATCTACCTTTCTAAAATTTTTAGATAGTAAAGAATTACCTAATCTTCTCCTCTCTGGCACAGCAGGTACGGGCAAAACAACGGTTGCTCGTGCCTTATGTGAACAATTAGGTGTTGATTATATCATCATCAATGGTTCAGATGAAGGTAGGCACATTGATACTTTAAGAACTACAATCAAAAATTTTGCGTCTAGTGTTTCTTTAGATGGCAATTCTAATCATAAAGTTGTAATTATTGACGAGGCAGATTA